ACCGACGCTGAATTCGAGAAAATCAGGCTGAAGCTCACGCCCGAGGTTATCAACAACCTGTGGATCTCCCCCGAGGATTTGTTAGACTCAAAAACCGGATTCGGCGACAAGAAGAAGGAAGCTTACGAAGAGGCCATTCTCAAGCAGAGAAATGGAGAGTTCGACACCACATACTACACGGGTTTCGTCAAAGCTTTCGAAACGTACGCAAACCCGAAGAACGTCACGGGCCGCATCATTAGAGGAGACAAGAAGCGCGCTCGGATAGTGGAGAACAGGCCTAGAATGGCAGCTGGCATACCCTGGATAGTCGCCAATTGGTTGAATGCCACTCTCGGAAACTTAGTAGAGGAATACAGCTACAAAGCATCGGAGAAGAAACTCTCAAAGTTCTTGGAGGAGAGGAGCGAGAGGAACGAGGTCTACACACTATCAACGGATTTCGGCGCCATGGACAGCACAGTCTACGATGAGACTCAGGAAGCTGTCGAACGAAAGTTGCTGAGGATTCTGAGACCCCAGCTGACTTTAAGGCTCAGAGCTTTCGGATTCCCGCAGGAGATCATAGACAAGAGCTTTAGCTGGATGACGGCTTCAGTCAAGACTACGAAGTTCTTCACTCCAATAGGGAAAATTATTGTTAAGAGGAAAGGCGGGAGAGCATCAGGCGACCCAGCCACAACTTGGGGCAACACGCTCACGACCATTATGTTCTACAAGACCTGTGCTGAGCGAATCCAACGAAAATTCGCGGGGAAAGTGAGTGGCGACGATCTCACGGTTTTCTCAGCACAGCTCCCGTGGATCCTAGAGTTGCGGGCAGAGATGCTAGCCCAGACCTCCAGGTCTCCGGACGAAGACGCTGTTCACAGCGGCTTCGTCATTGATCCCGAGGAGTGCGTGTTGGGCAAGAACAGAGCCACTTTCTGCTCCAAAACTCTGCACGTCAGGGAGAAAGCAGTGATACCAAAGTTGACCAATTTCTATTTCAACTCTCGCCTGTATACTTG